GATGGTGGGTGTTTTATTTGATACAGGAGAACATCATGTCTACACCTTCAACCATTCGGAAAAGCCATCGGACGACGTTACGGAACTACGCCGCATACTTCAGCAATGTACTGTTCTGATTGGTCACAATCTAGTACATGACTTAACGTGGTTGTGGGAGACTGGCTTTCAATATGATGGTGCCATTTGGGACACAATGGTTGCGGAGTATGTTCTGCAAGAAGGACAGAAACTTCCCCTATCACTAGACGCCTGCTCTGAACGATACGATCTTGCAGTGAAGAAGCAGGACACACTGCACAACTATCTGAAGCAGGGCTATAGTGTGGCTGACATACCACACGCTGAACTTACGGAGTATCTGATTGCTGACCTGAAAGCTACGCAGGAGTTGGCTACCATACAGAGGCGTCGGCTACTCTCTATTGAGAAAGGCACACTACTTGAGACAGTGACCCTAAGTAATCAGGTAACTCAGTCTCTCGCCCGTATGAACCGCACAGGCATAGCCGTTGACAGAAACGTATTGAGTGAGGTACGTGAGGAGTTCAACAGAGAACGTAACGACCTTATCAATGAACTGGATGGCATAGCGCGAGACGTTATGGGTGACTACCCATTAAACCTCAACAGCCCTGAACAACTATCGTGGCTAATCTATTCTCGTAAGCCCTATGACAAAAAGAATTGGGCTGACAACTTCGATGACTACATGAGTAAGACAGACTTCAACTCCTGTGTGAAGCAGCACTCTGAGATTATATATAAGAAGAAGGCGAGGCAGTGCAAAGCTTGCTACGGCACGGGTAAGGTACGTAAGATGAAGAAGAATGGTCAGCCGTTTGCTAAACCTTCTAAGTGTCCTACGTGTGATGCAGAGGGCTACCTATACACATCTACGGATGAAATAGCGGGCCTAAAGTTTAAGGCACCTAACCCTAAGTGGGTTAGTGCTGGTGGCTTCAGCACGAACAAGCAAGACCTAACATTGCTGGCGGCTAATGCGGTACGAACTAAGAACAAAGTAGCTGAACAGTTTATTGGTAAGGTCATCCGTCTGAGTGCCGTTGAAACTTATCTGTCCTCCTTTGTTGGTGGTATTGACACCTTCACAAAGCCAGACAATATGCTGCACGTACAGCTTACACAAACAATCACATCTACTGGTCGCTTCTCTGGGCGCAATCCTAACATGCAGAACATGCCACGCGGGGGAACATTCCCCGTGAAGAAATGTTTTGTGTCTCGTTGGGAAGGTGGTAGTATACTTGAGGCAGACTTTGCACAACTGGAGTTCCGTGTGGCTGCCTTTCTATCACAAGATACACTAGCCATAGAGGAGGTAACGAATGGCTTCGACGTACATTCCTACACAGCGCAGGTTATCAGCGATGCGGGCCAACCTACAACACGCCAGCAGGCGAAGGCACACACATTCGCACCACTCTACGGAGCAACAGGCTTCGGTAGATCACCAGCAGAGGCTAAGTACTACGAACACTTCGGAGACAAGTACACAGGCATTGCCAGATGGCACAAAGAGCTTGCCAAAGAAGCTTTGAATGAAGGCCACATACGTACACCTTCCGGTAGGCAGTTTGCTTTTCCTGACGTAACAAGACGAGCAAACGGTACACCTACATTCTTCACACAGATCAAAAACTATCCGGTGCAGTCGTTTGCTACGGCAGACATTGTGCCGCTGTCTTTAATCCACATTGAAAACCAACTGAAAGGAAAAAATACTTGCATTGTTAACACGGTGCATGACTCAATCGTGCTGGACGTACACCCAGATGAAACGGAGTACGCCCTGCAAGTGATTGATAATACAAACGATAATCTGAAAAACCTCATCGACTTGAGGTGGGGTATCGACTTCAACGTGCCTTTACTTTTAGAGGCAAAAATAGGACCGAATTGGCTTGACACCAAAGATGTCACCTGATATAACTTCGGACCTTAACAGGAGAATAAGTTACTATGAACGAACTAGCAAATCTAAACACAGCTAACTTCGCAGAACTTGCAACGCTTGCAGGTATGGGTACACCCACTGTGGAAACTAAAACCTCTTCCCTCATGCGTCTTGCTTTGCAACACAAGCCTATCTCTGCAAAGCAGGACATCAAAGGTAAGAAGGTTAATGTGGAAGTCGTTGAAGCAGGCAGCTTCCGCATTGAAGAGCCTATTGCGGATGGTAAGAAAATCTATTCTTCCAACGTAACCATTCGACCCTTCATGCAGCGTGTATTCTACAAGCGTTTCATTATGGGTGATGGAGATAAACCCAACAGGTTCCGAAAGACTGTGATGGCTAATGACCTGAAGTCAGAATTAAAGGATACTGATGGTGGCTTCAACTGTGGTAAGCCAAGTCAGTACTTTGAAGACTGGAATCAGGTTCCTGATAATGTCAAGTCGGTTATCCGTGCTACCAAAAGAACACGGGCTATCTTCGGTACATTGACAGTGAAGGACGCCATCGACGCTGAAGGTAATCCTGTGGATACGCCTGATCCAATCCCCGCTATTTGGGAGGTCAATAACAATGAGGCTTACACCTCTGTTAATGTACCCTTCAATAAGTTGTACAAGATGCAGCAGCTTCCAATGAGCTACGGCATTGTCTTGTCAACTGAAGAGAAGCCCCTACCAAATGGTGACAGCTTCTATCTACCTCGTGTGGCACTTGATCTTAAAAATAAGATTGAGCTACTGGACTCAGATCAAGATACCTTCACTAACTTTCTTGATTGGGTTAAGGACCACAACTCCTACGTACTCAGTAAGTGGGACGAGAATAATGTAGATGATGTTGATGATACCACTAAGGATTTAGTGGACGAGTTCATTGACGTAGCCTCTGAGGAGGCTGCTTAAATGAATCACCCCGCTGAACTGACACTACATAAGTTACTCACGGATTTACGTGATGGCAAGACTTCGATGTCTCATTCCTCCATCGAACAAATTGTATCCGGTGTTCGTGATTCACTTGAGCGTCAGTTCGGCGGGGGTGGTCAGCAAGCATTTAGACTACGTATGTCTAATATAGGCAGACCATATTGCCAGCTTTGGTATCAGAAGAACAGACCTGACATTGAACGGTCACTACCTACCACATTTATTCTTAACATGATGTTAGGTGATATTGTGGAAGCCGTCTTTAAAGGTCTTCTTACTGAGGCTGGTGTAGAATATACGGACAGCGAAGAGGTCAGGCTTGAATTAGAAGATGGCACTGTCATTAAAGGTACAACTGATCTTAGTATCGACGGTGCTGTTGACGATGTTAAGTCGGCCTCTCCGTGGTCCTATATGCACAAGTTCTCTGATTTCCAGACTTTAAAGAAAGGAGATTCATTTGGTTACGTAGGACAACTAGCAGGCTATGCTAAAGGCTTAGATAAAAAAGCTGGTGGCTGGTGGGTAGTAAACAAAGCCAACGGAAACTTCAAATATGTTGAGGCAAATGAACTTGACATTGACGAAGAAATTACTACATTACAAGATAAGGTGCAGAAGTTAGACGTTAATGAATTTGAACGATCCTTTGAGGCAGTGCCTGAGTACTACAGGAGAAAGCCAACGGGGAATACAGTTCTAAATTCAGGGTGTAAGTTCTGTGACTATAAGAGGGATTGCTACAAGTCTTTAATCACAAGACCTTCAATACCCTCTACAGCTAAAGAGCCACCAGAGGTGGACTACGTACACATTGAGGAGAAATACAATGACTGAATTATATGCTGATCTTACTATGGAACAACTGAAAGAAGCAGTTGACAATCTACAGGAAGAATTATCAGCGGCACGAAAGGAGTACAACGAAAGGCGAACTACAATGCTACGTAGTTTGATGGAAACTAAACGCGACACAGATGCAGCCATTCAACAAGAAATGGTGAAGTTGGGATACAGTTCATTCCGACCAGCGCATAAGTTTGCTTCGAGTTTCTGGTCTTACTGATGAATAGAAAGCAGTTTCGTGCTGCTCGAAAGAAGGGGTATAGGTCTGGCTTAGAGGTAAAGGTTGCAGAAAGTCTTGACATTATCGGACAGAAATACCGATATGAAAAAGTTAAGATCGAATGGGAAGACTTATCTTACAGAACCTATACCCCCGATTTCGTACTCAATAACAATATTATAATTGAGACTAAAGGGTTATTCACATCCCCAGACAGACGTAAACATGTACAGATTAAAAAGCAGCATCCTGAATTGGATATTCGTTTTGTTTTTACTAACAGTAAAGCTAAACTTTACAAAGGTGCAAAAAATACCTACGGGCAGTGGTGCATACAAAAAGGTTTTAAGTACTATGACCGCATCATACCAGAAGACTGGTTGACAGAAGAACCAAACGACGCTATACCATCCTTCATCGACTTCAAAGGAACTAAACGAAAATGAATACCTTCAAAGACTCCTTCACGGAAGACAGCTTCTACCTCAAGTTCAAACCCATTATTGAAGATAATGGTAGATGGGCTGGTGACATTGACGTAGAAGCAATCATCCACGATGACA